GGAAGCGGACTGGATAACCAGCCATTACCATATTTATATCCATTATCTACATATAAGCCTTTTATAGCAAGAAAGAAACATTTTACGTTGTAATCTGAAGATGTATGGAAGTATTTGTTTGACAATCCAAGGATATATTGAATGGGATTATTCCTCATTTTCTCATAAAGCACATTTCTCACCTGTATTATAGCCGCGTCACTAATATTAAAATTCTTAACAATAATCTGAAAAGAAATATCATCAAACTGTTCACGGTAATGCTCATTATATGTTTTAAACAACTCCACAAAGTAATTGTAGTCGTTAACATATTGCTCGCCGTTTAAATATTCATCTTGACGAATCGTACCGCCAGACATACCACCTAGATGATATTTGTTCCAAAATTCCAGAAGTTTCTTTTGTCCTTCTGTACGAGGAATTATATGATCGTAGCATTGCCCGGCACCCATACCTCCAGCTCCACATACCGAAACACTGAAACTTTGTTTAAATTTTTGCAATGTTTCACGGTTTATACGAGTAGATTCTTCCTTATAAACCTCAAAATCTACAGTCCAACTGTTTTTATTTTCGTCCCGAAATTGGACGGAACGTTTGAATATTATATCGTTTCTCATAATCAATCTTTCTAATTTTATTTTCATAAACCAGAGGCAATGCACCTAAACTGGTTTATGAAAACTGCCTTGATTAAGTTATTTACGCCATTCCTTCATTTTAGCAACCACATCAATGTTGTTGTCATCTAGCATTTTCTTCAACATACCAATCAAACGCCAACCTTCTCTATTCTCATACAACTTTGCCTTCTTATTCAAAAAGGCAAGGGACGCGTTTTTACCTAATGTTTTTCCATTGTCATCTATGATAACACAATTATGAAAACGAATCATGTTCTGCATCGTAAAGAACGCTCCAGATCCTTTGTAAGCATCTAGCCATGCTGCATTTTGAGGAGTATCCCAATGCATTTTGATACGCCTTTTATTGAACTCCTGCACCGAATGCCAAAGTTCATAAGTGTTTTCGGAATGTTGTATTTTATGTACTGCAAATAACAATGGCTTGATTACTTTTTTATCAAAATCATCCACGAAAATATTTTGACCATTTATGCGTTTATACGGTATCCCTTTACATTTTCTTAATTTCAACTCATCAAATCTCTTTTTGAGTTTCTCGATATAGTCCTTTGCCATATCTAATACCACTCTTTTGTTGAACCAGCGATTTCGATCTCTGAAATTATCAACATCACCATTCTGCATCATTTTGTGCTGGGCGTACAACTCGTTATTTAACATCTTCCACTGATATTCATATCCCATACTATGAATCACCTCTGAAACTCCAATCGGCTTATAAGCACCGTGGGTATTGGTGGCTATATAAATTATGCGGAACATCTGTGCCATTACCCAACGTCTGAATAATTGGCGATTAGGAATTGTGCCTTGAATTATAATGGCCTGGAAGATTGGATCATCTTCTTCCAAGATACTAATGACACCATCTCTTTTTGAGGCTATAAACTCCAAACCATCTGCACTTTGCATTGCAAAAAGCTCACTAACATCAACACCGGCTTTCTTTAGAGCTTCAATACGCTCCTTAGCTTTGGTTTGATTAGCTGTAAGCGTAAACTCGGTACCACACTCAGGACATTCAAATTTTAACTGTTTCATAACTTATTAATAATTTAATTTTTAGTCTGATTATTTATTTCTCTACTGTAACCCAGTTTTTGAGAATTACTAAATCTCTATCTTTGTTGCTTTGCCAAAACCATTTACCCATTTTATTAGCATCCCAACCTATACCCAATATTATTTGACAGAGAATGTATAATTCCAATTCGACTTGTGCTATATCTCGACCAACTCCAAACAACATGTCTTCATCCTCCAAATCTTTATCAGACAAAGCTTTAAAGTATTTTCGGTTTTTACATTCACTCATTGTTGATGGAATAGAATGTTTATATCGAGTATATAAATGCTCTACATTAGACAGAAACTCATCAAGAGAAGCGCATAATTCCACACCTAAGTTTCCCTCATACTGCGAATTCTGTATAATATATTGGCCATTAAGTTTGAAACTTCGTGTTTTAAAATCTACTTTAAACTTGGTTCCGTTCTCTACAGCCTGTATTGATTCTTGATAAATATTTTTCATAATGTTTACTTTTGATTTTATACTCAAACCTTTGACACATTTCTTTAAAAGCCTGATATTAACATCCAGAATACGCCGGAATAAAGGTTTATAAAACCGTAGATGCCGGCGTAATTGTCGGATAGTTGTTAAACGCAAGGTTCTTGTATAAATGAAAGTTGTGTTACTTATAAAACAGCCCCCATTTAGCGTGACACATGTCTATATGTTTATGATATATACTGTATCAAGTAAGATACCCGCGTAATCCTAGGTCATACATAGGATGACCGTCATCACGCGGACATCATATCTTGTCCAGTATGTTAAATTACTAAATCCCAGACTGTAAACTTTGTGTTAAGTAATAAGTTGTAATTCTCAAAATATTGGCACATTTCTATACTTATTCGATTTAGAGCTGGTGTGATCAGGAACGGACCAGGACAATTAGTACTCGGTCCTTCCTGATATATAACCAGCTATATAAATGATATTTCTTGAATTACATATCTGTGCTAAATAGTTATCCTCATAATACTGATACATTACTTTACCCAATAGATGTATTCCGGTTGGATATTCCTGGAGCAGATGAGTTATCGACTCATAGATCCAGGAAGCTGCTCACCGGAACAGTAAACAAATGTATTCCTTGAATAACTTCGAATGTATTTCGCTTATTTTACAAGTCCTCAAATGAATGGCACATCACTTTACTCTCATGATAATTATAAATATGACCTGATCGAGAACCTGAGGTGAGAGGCTATGCAGCCTTGTAACCTCCGGTGAACGATCAATAGTTCATACTTTAGAATATGAAATTTTCTTCTTGAACTTGCCTGCTGTGCTGCTTTATAAACCCTCATAACAATCGACACATTTATTTATCTTCATTGATATAATCCAGATGATTATATGGTACCCGGAGTAGATACTGAAGGATGTAATCCTTCAAGGATAGAATCGGGGTACCTAATATATAATCTGGATATTAAACACTTGTTCCTCGGATTCATTTACTGTGTGTTCAGATTGTAGTTACAATATTGACACTAAAGTATTGTACGCTGCTCTTCTGGTCAAAATAGCATTCTGCATACAACCTATTGTCAAATAACCTTCAATTTCTTTACTTTTAGATTTATTTCGATTAGCCTTTACGTTCCGACCAATGCCTCTAACAACACAACCATCCGGCTTATCCTTAACATAGCCAAGGCCACCAACTTTATGTTTCCCAGTTTCAACGGCTCTAAGGCAATCCATTACGAATTTATTCAATTCATTAATATCAACCCGAACATTACATACTGGAAGGGTCTGAGTCGCCCAACTATATTCTCCATTGCCTTTATATAAATATCGGTTAACCGAATCCACAGCCTTCTTCAACGTAATACCACGTTTTCTGATGGTTCTTGATTCTATTTCTTTCTGGAAGGTTTTAAGACGATTGGGAGAGAAAGAAATCATACTTCCCTTAATGCTGAAACCTAGAAATTTGAACCACTTGTCCATAGTCAGGTACTCTACTTTCTTGGGATTCAAATTCATTGATTTTTCGGCCAATCTCTTTTGTAAAATGGTCATAGCCTTTTCATAGTCCGGACCAACGAACAACATATCATCCGAATACCTTACGTAAAACCCATTCAATTGGGACAGTTCATCATCTAGGCTATATAGCAACACGTTGGCTAACCAGCTTGCTACTGCGCATCCTTGTTTAAGTGATTGATATTTCTCATGCAGTTCGTTGTTCTCATCGAAATACAATCCGCAATGATAGTATTTTCTTAATACATCAATTAACACAGAATGACCACACTTAGCTTCCACTTTATCAAAGGCTGCGTCAATAAACTGGATAGGAACAGAGTCGAAATATTTACTTAAATCAGACTTCCAGCCCACATAACCATCACTTTTCATGTTAACAATTGTGTGACTTACTTCCAAAACCACTTTACCACAACCAATACCGACCTGATAAGATTTACAAGCAGGATGAATCATCTCTGGCATTAAATCAAATAGCAAATCATTCGCGATGCTTAGGATTATACGATCAATAGGTTCGTTGACATATACAGTACGAAACTCTCCGTTATCCTTCGGAATTTGTGCAATATGTGGTGGTGTTATTTGATATTTACCATTCAACATAGCTTCTGCCATACGAATTCTGGTTGGTTCTTCTGTCAGTTTGATAAGTTCGCTCTTCCGAATATCCTTCAGAACGCCTTTCTCAATTGCTTTTGTCCATCTATTAATGTCGAAGAACATTGTAAGAATCTTATCTTTCATTTTATATCTCCTTTCTTTTTGAGTTGTTCCTTATATCTCCTGTGCTCACGAATTGTTGCTGCCCATTCTGCTTTTGTAGGTTTGTATCTCCCCTCTGCTTTACGTTGTTTTAAACTCTCTTTGTTTTTCAAATATTTGTCTGGGCAACAAATAAATTGAATAAGACGCTTGCTCACTCCAAATATTTTAGCAAGTTTAGAGTAACTGATTAATTGCTTTTCTCTCAACCATTTTATATATTCTTTTTGGTCTGGAGTGAGCTTTATTCGTCTATCATATTGGGTTCCAGCGATACGAATCTTTTCTGATTTATACGGCATCGTTTTTAGGATACATTAAATCATCGTGTAAATTGTTAGGACATCGTTCATCAAACCAATGCCAAACATCAATCTTTGAGGTTCCGACCGGGAAGTTGAGAAAGTCTTCTTCAATCTCATCATCGTTATTGACCGGGATGTCTCCAAACATTTCCCATAATTCTGAAAGGGTGCATAATTCTACATGCTCTTCACAAATGCCACACCAGCAATCTTCTTCCTCAACTGAATCATTATAGCTGATTTCATCTGTGTTTGGATTTACCCATGCTCTTTCTTCAACATTATTACTTCCACATTTGGGGCAATACAATGTGTCTAATGACCTTATCCCCTTCTTTTTAAACACTATGTCAAACTGTTTGAGATTTGAAAGTTCGATGAGAACCATTTCTGTAATAAAGGCTCTCATCTTATTAATCTGTTCATCTGATGATATTCCCCATATATTAGCCGCAGCTTGTACTGCATTTTGCATGGAAAAACAGATTTGAGTCCAGTCATCGTACTCTTTTTTATCTTCGAGGATTTCATGGATTAGCGTTTTCGCTTTCTCAATGTATTCTTGATTGAATGATTTTGATGTTTTCATATCCTATTGTATTAAGTTCTTCTAACAATGACCGATATTCTTGTTCAGTAGCTAAAGGCCAATTTTTCAGAATGTCAGGAGAGCAGCCGGCGTGTTGTCCGATGTGCATATAACTTGTCAATTTAGTTTTGGACCTATCCCAAAATTCATTCACAAATACAGCACATATTTCTCCTTCTTCTGGAGATTTTACGAAAGTTATTTTTATTTCATTTTTCATACATATCAATTATTGTTATACCATTCTATTTCAGCATCATTTGCTTCACGATACAGCATATATACACCACCAATAGTTGAGTTGTAAATAAGGGTGTATCCATCCTTTTGATGTACGGAATCAGTGCCATTATTCACCCACCTTGGTTCTTCGCTGCGAATATCATCGTCAGTCCATTCATCGCTATCCCATTGCTTCAGATAATCAATAACAGCTTCTCCATTCGCATCGGTAAAAACAGTTCCATACCCTTTACCATCGTATAGTTTATCACATTCGTCCAGCATGTCTCCGTACTGGACATCAATGACAATTCTATAAAGCTTTTGATTTCCCATTGAACTTAAATGCGGCATAACTATCTTTTCTTATTGCGTTTACGATCTCTTCTTATTTGTTTCTTGTTGCGCCCACTTTTAGTGGACGAACCTTTATATGTAGGAGGAACCCGTCTCCACGGAGTCGATTTCTCTTCATAGTCTTCTATTCTTTCAAAATAGACCGTAGGTGGATTTTCAAATAATATCATATTCATTTTTGCACCGTTTTGAGGGTTAATATTTCTTCCCATGCATCTTCTCACGGAGTTCGTTATATCTCATTTTTTGTTCGATGTGCCAAAACAGATCTATTTCAAGATGCTTTGCAAGTCCAAAAATTGATACTATCATATCATTTACAGTTGTAGGAAAATCAAATAGTCCATCATATCTAACAGGAAGCGTGGAAATAGCATATATAGTCTCTGTAAATGTCTCACTGACACAAGAGTCAGCAGAATCATCTATAACATCTGAATTAATATCCTTCATTGCAGGTTCAAGGCTTATCCCTCGAAGCCCAGCCAAATCAAGTAGGTGAATAACGGCATCAGCTAACTCTTCCTCTATTGACCCTTTGATTGTTTCATTGTATGCAACTTCGTAACCGCGCTCTTTGGGAATGTCTAGGTCTAACCCTTGACAAATACGACTGGTTGAGATTTTCTTCTCAAACCAATCAACATTAGCACGCTTTCCCCTTCTATCAGCTTCCACAGCTTCCATTAGTTCGGATATTATGAGACAGAGAAAATGTTTATTACTCAATTCCGTATCATGGAATCCATGTTCACAAGCGATTTTATATGTTTTATCCCTTAATTCGTTGAGATTCATTGCCAATTACTTTAAAAATTACCAAACCCTGATGTCATAGTCTCTAAAATAATATTCCAGTTCTTTTATCCCTTCCAAACTGTGCAGTCCACCCTCGCCAATTACTTCAATATCAACAGATATTTCATAGTCTGTTTTAATATTTACCTTAGAACTATTGAAAGTTTTTTTCACGCATTCTAAAATACTTGAAGAATCTGTACCATTTTTTACTATATTGAGTATCATTGTTTTTTGAATTTTAATTATGCAACATCATCTAACGGTCCACTATAGACTCTTCCATCCATATAATACAACCTGTCCTCATACTGGTTGTTATGTAATTCCTCCCGGATTGCATTTTCATCATTGGCCCAATACTCATATTCTTCATGCCAGCATTTGAAAAAACTGTCGTAGCATTGTTCTATTAAGTCTGTGAGCGAAAAGTTGTCCGGATAACTGCACCAAGTTTTATAATATTTGATGATAGGTTCAAGCAAGTAGAAATCATAACACATACCTGTTAGTGGACAATCATCACCTACAGATTTGATAATACGGCTTCGTCTGTATTTGTAAGTGTATTTTTCATTTATATATTTGCCTGAAGATGAATAATATCTACCTTGTGTAATGTATGGCATAATATTATTATTGATATATCGAAATAATAGTTTACCACATAATTCCTCTGCATAAATATCATTACTGCAATCTATTGGACACTCAAAAATGGGATTATTATTATATTTAAAATTAAAATTGTATCCGCTATAATTAACACTCCAACTACATGATTGGGTATTTGTCAATTTCTCGAAAGTTCTTAGAGACGTTACATAATCTGAACCGTAAGCCTCCATACACTGATCCATTATATTCCAGCGTTCACGCTCAATAATTTCTTTTTGTACCTCTTCCGACAATTCATCAAAAGTGTACAGTTGCAATGTTATTGTTTTCATTGATTTAAGATTGTTGGTTTTTAAACTCCATATAAAGGAACTCTGATATATTTGACTGGAAATTATAGGATATTCCCCATGTTCCAAAAGTTTCAAAGAACCAGTCAACAAGAAAGTCCCGGTCCTCGTTAGCTTGTTCGCTGTCTTCACCGGCATCTAATCTAGCAACCATAGCATTTACAAGAGGTGTGTCGTATGTAACCTCTCCATAAATATGATAAGGGTAGTCATAATCAATGTTATTGAAATTACCACAAATCCTGTGGTCCGGATTATGCAAGTATTTCTTCATATCAGAATTAAATTTCCAAGCCATTACATTGCTGTAATCTTCCAGATATTCATCCGAAAAGTTCTCCATGATAAAATCTTTATTTTCATCATCAACCATGCTTTCACGTGCATCTTTGAGAATTTGACAAAGGCGTGTCGCCATATTATCAATATTTATATACTTCTTTTCTTCCATTTTACTACTTTATTTGAAGTTGAAGACTATCATTACCATAAGAATACATCATTACAGAAGCTCCACAAGGAGCATTTTTACCAGCATGGAAACATCTCACACCTATTTCACGAAGTTTCTGAAAAGCATCAAATGATTGATTTTCGTTTGGAAAATGCAAATCAATAGAACTACCAATATCTACATGCTGTACCTGCAAGGACACTTTGTTTTTGTGATTTAAGACTATTACATCCATATTATTCATCGTTTTCTTGTTCACGTCTATATTGTCTGTATCTATCGTATGCTTTAAATGTCTCTGCTATAGTTTCAGAGAGATCATTAAATTTCAGAGGAGTAATCCTTGCAAAATATGCAATCCCTTTAGTTGTATAGCAACAATTTGTAACAAGTCTATCTGGAGTGCCAAACAAACCACGAACTTTAAAGCGGTCATCTGCTCTTACTTGGAAATGTTCTGACAACACCTTCAATGTTTCATTACCTGCCTTGACTGCTTCTTCCAAAGTATCAAATATACCTATGGCAATTGTCTTACTACAAGAAGTAGCTGGGCGGCTACCTATCGGTCTGTCATTATAACGAAACTCTATTTCTAACAACTCCTTTTGCATATTTCCTTTTGTTTTTATTATCGAATAGTTTTTTGATGGTGTCCATAGTTGTCCACTTTTTGAATATTAACTCGCTTTAACTTTAAAAGAAAAGGCGCAACCAGAACAATAACATTCTGATCGCGCCACCCTTCAAACAAAAACATGTCGAACAACACACATGGAAACAACTAATATATGTAGTGTTCCGGGAATCGAACCCGGATTTCTACCATAACACTTTACTCGTGCTTACGATACTCTTTCACTTGTTCAATATCATCCATATTATCCCACCAATTTGAAAAGTCATAGCAAACAAGATCTTCATCAAATTCTTCTTTCCCATCTTCATCTGTAGAAATATAGTCTTCCCTATCAAAACCCGCAATACCAATCATATCTTCGGTGTCTGTAATACCATCAAACCAATCTTGCGCTTCTTTCACATCATCTTCTCTAACGCCTGCATCAAAATGTTTTTCGTCTTTATATCCAAGCCAGTCTGCGATTGTATCAAAGTCAAACCAAAAGAAATTATTTATGTCATCATCGGTCCAACCACTTTCAGGAGCATCACTTTCCATTATGGATTCAATTTTATCCAGTTGTTCATCGGTACAGTTCTTTGCCCGATCCTCACCCCCACTCCAAAATTTGAAATCTCGAAGTGAAATTTCTGATATAACTTTCATAGTTCGTTTGCTTTTAAAAGTTCCCTTGCAACTCTTCCTACTTGCAACAAGTATATACTCCAGACTCTCCCGTCAGAAATTTTGTTCTGAACAACAGCACTATAACCGCATTTAATATTCAATTCTCTCACATCATAAGGGGAAACAAGCATACCTCCATGTTGTGCCAAGTTATAATCCGGTTCTTTAGGAAATGATTTTATATACCTCTTAATAATTTGAATACTCTCTTGCTTATCCTTTCCTTTGGATAACAATTGTTTCTCAATACTATTCATAACAGCATTGAGATTAGGATTTACTGAATACTTCATATTACAATAGTTTTATGTATGAATGCTCCAACGTCTTTCAGTCGCATTTGGGGACATAATTATCCCGCCGCAAATTTTGCGTTCGCCATTTACCACCTCAGAGAATCCAAAGCTATTTTTCGCAAAATCACCGTATATTTCAATATGTTGGTTAACGGCAAATCTCACCCATTTTTGTAGACTTTTCAAGCAATCTTCAAAACTTGAATCTTGCAATTCCGAAGCAATATTCTTGACCTCTTTTACACGCTCTGATATTTCTGGGGACATTTTAAATTCCAATGGTTTGTTTATGGCTGCATACTCTTCAGGGGATTGAATGG